CAATAAGATCTATGGTAACAAACTGTTGACTTACACTGGAACAAACAATGTTGCGACATCACAAGGTACTGAGCAGATCACACACATTGGTTTTAATGGAACCGCAGGTTCTTTGGATGTTTCTGGAGACAATGATTTCTATTTGACCATCACTCCTAACCAGGATGACATGCAGTGGTCAGAGCAGAAGCAAAAGAACGTAACCTTGGTTACCAAAGCTTTAGTTGGTACAAGCCAGGCGATCCTTGCTGAGGAAGTCGTGAAGAATGTAATGAAAAAGTACATGAACAATGGTCTTCCTTTGACTGCTGTAATGTTGAACAGTGCGAACACTGCTGCTGCAATTGGAGCCACTACTGCAACTGTTGTGCATGGTTCTCCTACTGTTACTTACTCAGGTGTACACAGTCTTGCAGTAGGTAACATGGTTCGTCTTGGTGTGACAGGTTCAGGTGTCACTGCCAATGTACCTGTTTACATTGTAAAGGAAGTAGTGAGCACCACTGTTGTGACTCTTACCAGTCCTTATGCAGGCCCTACTCAGGTTTCCACTCCTATTCCTAACACTGCGCATGGTCTTGTTACTCCTGGCGCAAACTATGGTATCCGTTTCACTGGTAAGTTACTTCCTTTCACACTTGATTTCTTCAAGTTCAAGCGTACAAACTTCACTGTTCAGATGAAAGGTTTTGGCGTAACTCCATTGAACAAAACACAAAACAGTACATATGGCAATGGAGACGGACGTCTTGCAGCTGAAGAAGAATCATTCTGCAAAGGTTTCCAAGGTGCTCTGAACCGTATGACAGTACCATTACCAGCTATTACAATTGATTCGAACTATCAGACAACTCTTCCAGCTGTGAACACCACTTATGCTGATCAGTTTGTCAACGCGGCTCAATTGTATGAAACGGTTCAGTTTTCTTTCTATGGTGAGAATTTGCACACAACCACTCCAAGTGTGAAAATGCCTGAGACCATCAAGATCTTCGGTATTTATAATGGTGCAGGTAACCAGATGACAGCTTTAAATACTGGAGTTGTTACTGCGTTGAATGGCTGGATGGCAACCACACCAAGTGCATTTGCAAACCTTACAGGTTTCTAATTTTTCTTTCTGTTTTTTAGTTATTGGTTGGTTGAGGGGGCGGGTGTTTGCCTGCCCCCTTTTTCAACATATCACATTCCATAAACAAAACATAAATGGCGTTACAGTTAAAATTCACAATATGCCAGACTCCCACTTGTACCAAACTGGAATTCAAGGAAGAGACAGGATTATATGATTTGACTTCCAATCCAGGAGGTTATGACCAGGATTTTTCCGTTCCAGCCAATCCGGCAACAAGCGAATTTGAAGAAGCGGTATTACAAATAACCACTCCTTTAAACATGGTATACACATTTGATGTATATCCCGCATGGCCCACAGTCTCGACAACTAATTATTATACTATAAACGGTACTGATCTTGGGTTTATTGATAATAAGATAGTAGACGGTCTTTATGAAGCTGTGTACACTATAACTTCGGATACCGAAGAATATGTTGCCAGCAATTATTTTCTTTTTACTTGCCAGATAGATTGTTGCATAGACAAACTTTACGGCAAAGTCACACCTGAAAATTCATGCTGTGACTGCGAAAGCAGCAATTACCTAAAGGCTGCTATGGATGCCGAAGGGTATGTATGTGCGGCAAAGAACGCCTTGGCGTGCGGTAAATTGAATCTTGTAAAAACATTTATTGCAAAAGCCCAATCAGTTTGTGCTAACCTAAAATGCAAATGCTGCTGACATGGCGTTAAGATATACAAAAGATGAACTTGAACAAATATCCGTAAGGCTCCAATGCTGCGCAGTTGATGCTGCAAAGGAAGCCTTGACGGCTGAGATGTTCCTTGATCGCGAAAAGAACAAATGCGCATGGAATAAATTCAAGTTCCTTCAAAGAACTTCAAACATACTGAAGGAATACATTCCCGGGGGATTGTATACCTATCAGGAACCTCTTGCCATTGAGAATGAGATAAACCCTATTCTTAATGAAACTTACGAATTTAAAGGCGCGACAATAGTCGACGACATACTGAGTCCTTATTACGGATTTGCTTTTTCAGTTTATAGTGATCCTGACTCAGGCGATACTTACATATACATTATCTACAAAGGCGAACTTTATGCCCTAGCCAATACATTGACATATGCAGCGCCTTATATGCGTTTCATAGAAAGTATTGCTTATGACAGTACAAATGATGTGCTTTTGCTTGGAGCTGGAGGAACTATACAAGAATATAGTCTTGCGCCTTTGTTGTTACCTAATCCTGGAGCCCCTACTGCTACAGGATTTGTATCTTTTCCAAGCAGTAACATTGATGCTGCCTACAACAGGATAAACAATACTACTTATTTCATAAATACTTTTCCTTTTGAAGTAAGAAAATATTACAACACAGGGTTTTCATACACAATACCTGTTTCAGGAACTCCTTCACACGTAGCTGTAAACTCACTTAGTGGAGAAATATGGGTAGTATGCGGAACGGATATAAACATAATAAATCCTTTTACCGATACTGTAACAACAGTAGTGGATTTATTTGTTGGATTAGGAGCTTCACTGATAAACAAAATAACATTCAGTGCCCAGTTGAATATGTTCATTGTACCATGGTTTGACGGTATATTTACATATAGGACAGCTTTGCTAAACGCAGATGGTACTGTTTACAATACAGACATATACCAAGATGCCAACAATATATATCAAGGCATATACTACCAACAACTTCAAAAATACATAATAGGCGGAGATTATCAGACTACTGTTCTTCCTGATAATTATGGCTTTGGTACGGAACTTGTCCGTACAATACTCAATGATACCAAATATGACAAAGTCATAATATGTACTGACGATTGTGTACCTAATCCTTTTGATCCTGGTTCCCCCATTTGTTCTTCTACTCCTTTCCGTATAACGATATTATCGGCTGAAAAAGAAGAAGTACCTTTATGCCTTAATGATGCGGATATTACAGGATTGCTTGAAACAGCCCAGCATTATTGCTGTGATTGTTGCCCTAATCCGGTAGTATCAATAGCAAACCAGTATGACAATCCTTTCGCTCCTGAGCCTTTGGTTGTTCCAGGAGAATTAAAAAAGATATATTACGGATACACCGAAGATGCGGAAATTGCAAAAAACAATCCACAATCTGTATTATTGATGGCTAATGTAAACAGGTACAATTATCAAGGTGTTTATAATCCTTACAATCCTGCGCCTGCATACATAGTTTTTGCATTACCTGTTTCAATGGGCATACCTTCAGGATTCCTAAACCATGTGACTTCAGGAATAGTCACAATGGTACCTACCATGGTATTGTATTCAGGTGTTCCTTACCGTTTATACGTATCCACTGCTTTACAACCTACTAACATTAGTTTAGAAGTATACTGACATGGCTGATTGCAATTGCACAGGAAACTGTAGCTGTGAGAATGGATGTTCTCCTACAAGTCTTCCATACATACAAGGTCCGCAAGGCGTACCAGGGCAAGATGGACTTGATGGTCCACAGGGACCAATTGGATTAACAGGTCTTCAAGGTCTTACTGGCCCTGAAGGACCAGAGGGACCAGAAGGACCAGAAGGTCCTCCTGGAGAACAGGGTCCTCCTGGAGAACAGGGTCTTACAGGGCCTACTGGAGCTAATGGTCCTAAAGGAGACCAAGGAGACATAGGACCAATAGGTCTTACAGGACCTCAAGGTGTACCAGGACCTGCAGGTGAAGGCGCGGAATGGTTATTCTCTTTGTTAATGTCAGGTGTAGCGTATGATCTTTTCAATATACAATACCAAAACAGGGAATTCGATGAATTTGATAGTTTTAATTAATTAATAAAACTTTACAATAATGGCTATAATAGAAACAAATGGAGGATCAGGTTATTACAATATAGGTACTGTTACTGGACCTGTTACTTTATTTACCACACCTGCGGATATCAATGGCAGTACCAATGCAATATTCATAGTCTATCTTACATGGTATGGAGGTACATATGAATCTACTTTGGAAAAACAACAACGTATAATGGTAGGCCCAAGCACACCTGTCAGGATAGTTGATGATATATCAGGAGGTGGTAACAGATCAGTTACTTGGCATTATACCGGAATGGTAATACAATAATCTATAAACAAGACAATCGATGGGGTGTAAAAACTGCAATCCTACAAGCATACCTTCACAAAAAGGTCTACAAGGACCGCAAGGACCACAAGGGGAGCAAGGAGAACAAGGAGATCCTGGAATATGTCCACCTTGTCCTGAAGAACTTTTCATAGGTAAGACATTGTATGTTTCCAAATTAGGAGACGATGCAACTGCGGTTCCTTATGACATAGCGAACCATTATCTTACAATTACTGCTGCTAAAAATGATGCACTACCTGGAGACACTGTTGTTGTTTTTCCAGGTGATTACCCTGAGCACAGTCTTTTTAAGAATGGAGTGCGTTATCATTTTATGAATGGGGCACGCATATTATTAAGCGATTTTAACCCTGCTTTTGATGTTACAGGTTTTATTGTAAATGATTTTCGTGTTACGGGTGATTTAGAAATTGTATTGTCTGGTAATGCAAACTGTGCTTTAACTATCATAGGGTTAACCCCAGGAACTTCTGCATTTTTTGAATGTAAAAGTCTTATTAATAATACGAGTAATCTGGGAAAACTCATATCTATAGCAAATAATCAACCTAATGGAAGCATTACTATAATAGTAAAAGAAGATATCATAGCAAGATTACTTGGAATAGAAATTTTGTATATTAATCCTACTTCTCATCTTATAATAAATGCAAACAGACTTATACATAAAGGCACTAGTGAGGGATTTAATTTGAATTCATCCCTTATCAGAATAACAGGTGGTGATGCTCCAGCTGGATCAATAACTATAAATGCAAATGAAATACGTTCAGAAGGAGTTGGAGGATGTAATCCTATCCTAGTATCAGGTTATGGAGGAAGTATAATCATAAGGTGTCCAAGACTTGTAAATAATTTTACAGGATATCCTACTGCAAATATCTTTGTTATAAACCGGGTACCGTATTTCAAGTTTGAAGGTAACATGTATTCAAACCAGGAAGGGTCTCTTGCTGCAGGTGTATGGACAAGTGTTGATCAATATCAAACCAAATTATCAAATTACTGGCCTAACAATTTTGAAATAAAAGGTGATATATACGTAGACCAGAATTACGCAATGTACATAAATAACGGTCCTGCACGTTTAAAATACAGTGGAAACATTTATGGAAATAACTCAGGTGATGCTGGATTGACAATAGGATTGTGGCCTGATCCTATTCCTAATTCAGTCCCTTCAGCTATAGTAGTAAAATCTCTTATCTATATAGGAAGACAAAATGACTTTGATTGTGTGACCTGTCCTAATACGTTTGGATCAGAAATGGTTTCTTACACATGGTTGAAAGACGCTACGTTAAATCAATTTGCAGAAGGGGCTTCCTGTATATACAAATATCAAGGATATCTTGCAGCTCCTGGAGGTCCTTATTACAATACCGGTGTTTTGTATGAAGCAACCCAATATCTTGAACTTGACAATGTAAGAATGTATGTTCCTATTTCAGAAGGTGCGTACTGCATAGAAGGCGAAACTCCTGGAGTACCTCCTCCTGATCTTGTAGGATATGGTCCTGGAATAGTTCATATATTGGATAATAGCGTACAAATAAACGCATGTGCCGCTAATATGCCAGTATCACCTGCTATTACAGAAGAAGGAGAACCAGTGTTAATAAACTCTAATTTAATCGGTGATAATAATACATTCATGCCTTACTAATTTATAACACATATTGATGAACATAGACTCTACAGCGCTTACCATAATAATAAACATGACGGGATGGGTCGTAGTGGGGTATCTTGCAAAGGCTTACTTTGATGACATCAAAATGGTGAAAATCAAAAGCCATGAGATAGACACCAAGTACCAACAGATCCTCCTTGAACAAAGATTGCAGGCACAAAAGATCGAATTCATTGAAAGAGCCATTGAAGACATTGACAACAGTGTGCACGAGATCAAAGAGATGCTTGAAAAGAACAACAACATATTGATAAGTGAACTAAAGGAACAACTAAGAAACAGATAATGAGAAAAACCTTATTGGTCATATTATTATTGTTTTACACCGCTCTTGCTTTTCCACAATGTCCAGGACCTGTGATAGGTGTTGCTGTTGCAATACCTGCAGGTTCATTTAGTTGTGTGCAACAGTCTTTTCCATCTCCCATAGGATTGAATTCCGAAGGTACTGGGGTAACCATGTGTTTCAGTTATTACAATATAGGTCCCATAAACCTGAATTACCTTTTAGTAAACGGACTTTGCGGACCTTTTCCATTGTATAACACATTGTCATTCACTATTTATGATTCGGCGTGTACCGCATTGACAATCGCAGGCTCCATACTTCCGACATCCGTCAATGCGACAATATCCTCCCTTACACCCGGTGCATTCTATACGATATGTTACACATGGGTTCCTAACTGTCCACAGTATTCAGCATGCCCTTTGATATACACAAGCGCATTGCCTGTGGAACTTTTGGATTTCAAGGTAACCGCAGGTAAGGAATCAAACAGGATTGAATGGACAACTGCTTCACAAAGTGAGGTGGATTCATTCATAGTGGAAAAATCCTGGGCCATGGATTCATGGGCGCACGTAGGAACAATTCAAGGCGCGGGTAACAACAATATCTTGACACGATATGCGGTTGAAGACACTGATCTTTCAAATGGCGTATTGTACTACAGATTGTCCGAAAAACTTTATTCAGGACAAATCAACATACTGGACATTGTTTCCTTGAAAAGGAGCATGGTACCAAAAGAAGAAAAAACCTATGACATGCTTGGCCGAACAATCGGTAGGGATTTCAGAGGTGTAAGAATAATAACAAATGGAACGGATAACAAGATTATTGTGGAATGAGGTGTTTACTTCTGTTTATCGCATTGTTCCCTATGCTTTGCTATGGGCAGCAACATGTTCCTTATATAAAGGGTGAGTACGGTTATGATTTCAATGTTGATAAACCTGTTCAGGGAATTACTGCGGAATATACTTATCTGAAGGACATAGCCACGCGTTACAACGCAAGGTTGTTCGGCTATACCGTAGGAGTGGCGTATGACAAATACGGCTGGGGTGTGCCATTCTATTATACTGTGAAGGTAAGTGAATGGAACGAGTTGGCCAGGATAGGAATCATAGCTAATGACTGGATAATTGATTTTGGAGACAAACGTGTGAAGTTTGATCCTGAAAGTATAAGGTTGCATGGATCATACGGGTTTGACAATATATTTACAAGAAGAAGGACTGATGGACGTTTATGGTCCATAGAAGGATATGTGCGGTACGGAAAAAACGGATTTGAAGCGGGTGCCAGGTTGGGACTCGGGTTTGTGTTTGACAAATACCACACTAGGATATGGTACAACAATTATTAAGGATATGGTTGGCTCTTGTAATAATATTCGCCATTTCATGCGCTTCACTGCATCAAGAGACACAAACCAAATATCAAAAGAAGCAGTTAAAAAGATTCAGCAAACATAAAAGATATTTCAAACCACACGCCGGACGCAAACCACATGTGCGTAGAGGCGTGTCGATTTACAAACAAGGACACTACTGGCATCCTGCCGTAGGCAAAAGCGCCAAGAAAAGAATAAGGTTCAATCCTTGGTTGAAGAAAATAGGAGAAGGTGAGATAGACTATTAATACATCATATACAATGGCGAAAAACATGAATATCCTAAAGACAAAGTATTACACAGAGAAGACATCTCCCCTGGCTACTGCATTGGGTGACCTTGCTCTTCTGCTGATTCCTGCAGTCCAGTTGCTGGTTGCAGAAGCCCCTGGACTCACCGAGGCTCAACAATATTGGACGCAAGGCGTCTGCACTTTGCTTTTGATCACTGCAAAGTTTCTTTTGAAATTATGGAAAGACAATGAAGAAGTTTCTGCTTAATATCTGCATTGCGGCAATTGCCGTAATACTTTTCTCAGGATGCAATAAGCATATTGCTCCAAAGACAGAATATGTGTTAAAGGACAGTACGGTTACTGTGTACACTTACAGGGATACGATGATATACATCATGAAGGATAGTATTGTCATTGACAGTATCCGTGTTCAGGTTGATACTGCAGGACTGGTCCAACTTAAACCAATAAAAGTAAAGTCTCGTAATGCTTATGTTAAAGCGGAGATAAAAGACAGTCGACTTACAGTTGAGGGTGGTTGCGACAGTCTTGAGTTGAAGTTCAAACAGCTTACAATTGAAAATAGTAGATTATTGAGTGAGAGTAAAGAAACAGTACAAGTAATTGAAAAAAGCTATGTACCAAGGTTTTACAAAATCTGTACATATGGATTTATTTTATTAATCTGTGTATCAATTGTTTACATATATTTTAAGGTTTGGGGCTTGCCGAAGTGGTAATTTATTACTACATTTGGTAAATTCCCCCTTAAAATATGCGACAAAAATCCAAGATCAAGGAGTTTCTAGAAGAGAATCCTGAACTTCTTGATGGAAATTTCGGGCACACTGCGAAGCTTTTCAATGTAAGTTATGATGCTGTCCGCTCAGCGGCCCGCAGATTAAAGGAAAGTTTAAGCAGACATGCCGCACAGAAACAGGATCTTTTTGAAAAAGACCTGAAAGGCGTTCTTACAAAAGCTAAAACATGGCAGTTGCCAAACGGTGAATGGAGGGAATCCCTCACTTTCCAAGTTGATTATGACCAGCAATGGAATGATTACAAAGACAAGTTCTTCGCTGAACTTGAGACCATTGGAAAGAAGAAATTCGCTGATGTCAAAAAACCAAAGACCAACGGTTCGGTATGTCTTGAGTTGAGTCTTCCTGACCTGCACTTTGGTAAAGGGGACATAGAGGAACTCACCTACAATTTCATCTCCACTTGCAATGATCTTTTAAGCAAGGCCAGGCAGTTTGGAATAGAAAGGATTCTCATACCTGTTGGTAATGATGGATTGAACTCCGAAGGAAAAAGGTACACTACCACGGGTGGCACGCCTCAGGATGACAGTGTTGACTGGAAGGTATCCTTCCGTGAATACTGGACTGCGGTTGCTTTGGTTGTGGAAGTCTTCTCGAAGGAATATCCCGTGGATGTGTTGATCATTCCTGGAAACCATGACACTGAAAGGATGTTCTACATAGGAGATGTCCTTCACGCGTTCTTCAGAAACAATAAGGCTGTGACTGTGACAAACACAGGGGATTACCGTTCATACTATGAGTATGGTGTGAACATGATCCTGTTTACACATGGCGACAAGGAGAAACTTGCGGACCTCCCTTTGATTATGGCCACGGAGCAACCAGAGATGTTTGCCCGCACAAAGTACAGGGAAGTCCACATGGGACACTTGCACAAGGAGAAGGTGAACGAGTTCCGTGGTATAAAGACAAGGTTCCTTCCATCAATCTGCACCACGGATGAGTGGCACAAGATGATGGGGTATCAACACCAGAAAGCCGCACAGGCGTTCCTTTGGAACAAGGAGAATGGATTGGAAGGTTATTTCCAAGCAAACCTTTTTGACAAGTGACAAATGACAAGATTCACGTTCAGGCATCCTCAATACCCCATAAAGATATGGGTGGTCATGGGCTGTCCACAAAAGGACGTGCTTCCTTATATTTCCACAAAGGCTGTACCCATAACTCTTGATGACATTTGTCATGATGCTGATGATTATGAGGAGGAGATTGGAAAAGCCGTGATGTTCAAGAATGGTTGTTTCCTTATATGGATACGGAGTTTACCCGAGAATCCTTTGACATTGAGCAATCTTGTACATGAGATATTCCACACTGCATATCAAATAAGAACATGGATAGGAGCTCCATACCTCACTGATGAGTCGGAAGAGGATTGGGCCTATCTCATATCATGGTTAACAGAAAACATTTTAAAAAAGCATGAAACCCATAGAAGGAGAGGACGAGGGATTGGAATTGTTCCTGACGTTACATCCCAATGAAAGAAAACAGTTCCGCAAACTGAAAAAGAACAACAAACATGGCTACCCAAAGGGAAATAATATACACGATAAAAAGCATACTCAGGGGCGGACTGATAAGTGATGATGACCGTATAACAGACAGGCAAGTCGCATTCATGATTGACAATGTCCGAGCTGTTCTTCTGCGTCAACAATACAACAAAGGTCAGAACCTCTCAGACAACAACATACAAACCATCCCCTGCATGGAAGTAACTCAAGTTGATACTTCATTCATGCAGGACTTTCCTTCAGGATGCACTGTCTATAAAACAGCTCTTCCATTGCCAAAGCCTATAGAATCAAAAGGCAAGGATCTCATCACAGGAATCACAGGACCACAACTAGGGTCAATCACTTTTGATTACATACCTTACGCACGCCTGCCTTACGCCACTTTCACAAGATTCAAAAGGCCTTTGGTGACTTTGTTCAACAGTCATCTGTATTTGATAAACAGTGACTTTACAATGAACATCGCAGTGTCAGGCGTGTTTGAACAGCCCAACAATCTTGCGGAATACAACAATTGTGAAGGACTTCCTTGTTTTGATTGGGACACTCAATACCCAATGTCCTCACATCTGATTGATTCAGTGATACGCATGGTAATTGATGAACTTGCCCTTATCCTCAAGACTTATCAGGATAGGACAAACAGCGGTGCTTCTGAACTTGAAACACAATTCAACAGCAATGTCACAGGTAAACTGGCCGCGGCTACCACATCTTCAAAAAAGAAAAGCTCGTCTTCATCAGACAGTAGCGACGACTGATGATGGCTAACCTAGGTAAACGTGGAAAAGGCAGATACAAGGCTGACAAAAGCCTTAAGGATGCCTACACTTTTTATGTCGACAGAATGACTCCAGGAGCGCCGCTTACAAAATTCAGCGATACTTCAAACCGAGTCATGCCATTGACTTCCCAGAGTTACAAGAATGTGGCCCATACGATATTGTCAAAACTGATGGACCAGGTGCTGATGCATTCAAACACATTGCACCTTCCTTACAGGCTTGGCGAGATACGCGTCAAGAAACTCAAGATGGACATGGGACTGTTGCATCGTTCCAATAACCTGAAGATAGACTGGGGACACTACCAAAAGACAGGAAAGTTCATCAAGCATCTTAATGAGCACAGGGATAACTGCAGATACGGTTTCTACTGGTTGTGTAAGAAAGGACCGAAAGGAAAGAACCTGTACAAATTCCAGGCATTGCGTCAACACCGCAGGACCCTGGCATCCCTTTTAAAGAACACCAACATAGACTACTTCGAATAAGATGTTCATAGCAAAATACACAAGTACAAAAGAAGTCATAAACAACTTCTTCCGTAATACGGCATATAACGAACATGTCAATCTAAGTGACATGGCATATTGGGTTTATGAGGCAATGGAGCTGATAGGAAACCCAATGCAATACATACCGAAAGTAATAGGACACAACCAGGATTCAAGTTATGATCTCAGTGATTACAGGGTTGAACTGCCTTGTGATTTCCATAGGTTGATAGCCATAGCCATTGACGGAGTGCTGGCAGTCCCTGCAACAAGCATGTTCCATCATCTGATGGGTAAGGATTGCTGTGGAGAAATGACAGATTCATATCCACCTGAACTGTTCTATGACAACTTTGGAAACGCATATTCACCACAGGCTTTGCCCTTGAACATGCATCTTTCTACCAATCCACCGTCTTTTACATTGAATGACAATTACATAACATTCAATGTAAAGCACGGCAAAGTGTGTATGTCCTATTACGGATTTCCACTTGACAATGAAGGGTATCCTTTGATCCCTGACGATATGAAATACAAACGTGCAGTATCAAGTTATTTGCAATACAAGATAGACTACATCATGTGGAGGCAAGACCTGCTTACCGACAAGGTATATGCTAAGTCGGAACAGGATTGGTTATGGAACATAGCTTCGGCAGCTTCACATTTGAAGATGCCTGATGTAAACCAAATGGAAGCAATGCGCCGCCAGTTTACAAAGATGATTGTCAGGAATCAGGATTTCCGTACTGCATTTGCAAATATGGCATTACCTGGTTACAGAGGAAGATATTAATGGATAATGTTTCTGTATAATAATGGCTGAACAGATAAAAGACTTTGGTGGAAATGTAAACCGTGATGTTGCATTCAGTAAAGCCAAGGAAGACATACTTTACGATTCGCAAAACTTCAGGATAATCACCGATGAAGGCGGGACTCTTGGCGTACGCACCAATATAAAAGGCAATACCAAGATTCTTGAAATTCCCGATACTCCTGCCGAGATAGAATTGATCTTATTAGAAGAACTGGTTGTAGGACATATATACACTTTGGTTTTCAATATTACAAACTACGCAACTTCGATTACAAGCAGTGTAACTATAACCCTTAATTATTCGGGAGTAACTTCTTTTTACGGAGCGGTCAAAACACAGTTGCTTACGTATACATTGAATTCTTTGCATGCGCTCTACAATGCGGAAATACTGTTACCTTCGAATTATACGAAGCTCATAATACGCGGAACTTTTTCAGGAATAAGTTCTTTTGTCGCAACAGAGGTGGGGCCACCTCCAGTTGATGTGACTTCAAAGGTTTCACTTTTACTTGCCCGCCCTACTCAAACCGCTTTAAAGATAATAGGTTGGTGCACTATCCGTGATACCATATATCTTCTTACCACAAACGGTACTTTCAATCCCGATGTAGACCCGCCTCCATACACATCACTTGGGCAATGGTGGCGTCTTGACTATGATAAATCATTGTCTCCTTCAGATCCTTTGAATTACACATTACAACTCGTTTACAACAATGAGATGAATGTGACTATTCAAAAACCCGTAGCTAACCCGGGAATGATTGAAGGAAGGTATGAGAACGAGAATATCCAGAAGATATACTGGACAGACAATTTCAATGTACCGCGTCAGATAAATGTAGCACCGTCACGTGATTCCATTACAGCGGCGCTTACAGTAGAGCAGCTTAACCTTATTCCGTCTTTGAACATGGAGCCTGCAAGGATAACAGGAATATCCGACGGAGCTCTTTATGCAGGGGTTTATTTTGTCATGTACAGATTACTCAACCTCAATAATTCTGAAACAAGGTTTAGCCGTACTTCAGTCGCCTTTCCTATATTAGATGCCAGGGAAGGAGTTGCTGCTGTAGGATATTACCCTGATAAAACCGTAGATGATCCTAATGGAATTAATTCGTTTAAATCTATCCGTGTACAAATTGATAACATAGATACTGAATATAACACAATTGAACTTGCAACTGTATGGTATAAGAACAATGTTGATCTTCCTGAGATACGGCTAGTCAAACAACTTGGCATTCCTGCAAACGGTAAGATCGATACTTTTATTACTGGCAATGAAGACAAGGTCATCATAACACTTGATGAAGCTACTGCCTTTACTACGGCTATAAAAAGATGTAAGACACTTGCAGCCAAGAAGCAGACATTGTTCCTAGGTAACCTTACAATTGCCAGTCAGAAAGTGGATTTTGACACAAGGACATACAGATTCCCGATAAACAGTACTATTACTACAATAAGGGATGCTTCAGCAAATATCTATACAATAGATTCGACGCTGAATTTCCAGATTACTCATATAAACAGTGTACCAACCACACCTTATGATGTTCCGGAAGATTATGACTGCATCCAAGACTATGATGACCAGGATCCTACTTCAGACCAGAAGTTCTTATATCTTCCAAACTCGAATGTATTAGGAGGCGAAGGTCCTAATATGAGTTATGTCTTTATAACAAAGACAGCTATGAATCTTGATACGGTCGTATTTACTAATAATAACCCTAATTTTCTAGCTGAAAACGGACCTTTTACAACACCTGGTCAAACTACTACTACGTTTGAAAACATATCCTGGACGAATTTTACTGCTCAGAACCAGACATACTCCAACTTCCAATCCCCTTTTAATTACGGATTGTATGAAGGATATACGCGTGATGAGCTTTACAGGTTTGGTGTAGTCTTTTACGATCAACTTGACAATCCTACGTTTGTCAATTGGGCGGCCGATATAAGGATGCCTCACATATACATGCCTGATACTACTGCTGGAGCATTGTTTACTTCTACAGGATCTGAACCACGAAGCACTGTAAATTATCCTTATCCCAACGGAGATGTTTTAAACACACGGCCTACAAGTTATACAACAGCAACTCAGTATATTTACGGCAATGCGCTTGGAATAAGATTTACATTTAAGAATGTACCTTCTGATTCATATTATCAGACGGCTTCAATTGTAAGAACAGAACGTACCCAAGGAGACAAACATGTAATTGGACAAGGATTATTCAGGCATTCATATACCGCCGCTAGTTGTTGGGCTGGGGCAGGTGACTGGGAATTCCTTTGTCCTATAGATCCTAATGGAAATTCTAGGACTTTTAAACCTGCAAATGGTGATACGTATACTACTTCATCAGGTACGGGAATGGTATGGTCTTTTCATAGTCCCGAGACAGTAAGGTTTCTTGATCCTACAGGAAGCATTATAAATGAAACAGTACTATCTCCTCCTGGAGCAACGGACACTGTCGAAATAGTAAGTATCTACGACTCAACACAAAACAAAGGATATTTCGGTTGGTATAATGATGACGAAGAGTATTTTACAGCAGATGGTGGTTATGCTGATGATTTTAACATTCCTGGTGGTATTTGCGGTGACGGAGAAATCGAGTATTGGGCAACATTCAGGAAATATTATAATTTCATAGAAACCTCGAGTATCCCTACAGTAATAAAAGGATATACTGGACCCGGAGGAGGTACTAACAACCCATACAAAGTAGTAAGATTGTTTGATAATGATAGTAAATATTGGAATGCCCAACAAGAAATATTTACTACCACAGCTCCATGGTCAAAGAAAATAGCCCCTTGTCTTCCTACCGCTTTTGCAGTAGATCCGCCTGCATGGAAACAAGGAACTGGATGTGATGGACAAAACGCAGGACCTGGATTATCAGGAAATGACGCAGAGCATCATATGAGTGCTTTGGCAAGATGCAATGTACTTGAACTTGATTACAATGAGGCAGTACCGGATTTTGCTGAAAATATTTCTTCTAACCGTACAATGTTGTTAAAAGACAACATATGGAATACAGATCGCACATACATAGCTAATTACAAAAAATCACCTCCTTTACCTTATGGAGGTAACACTTACTTTACAAGAAGTCTAAATGAATATATCAGCTGTGGAAATTTTGTAAATCTTAATGGAGGATCTGTAGATACGATAGTGTTTGGAGGTGATACGGTAATTGAATTGTTTGATAAGATAACAGACCACTTCAATAATTCAGAACACCAAGCAGTTAAAAACGCAGGAGCAAGTTTTTCACCAGGTCCTAAATGGAGTATAAATTATCCTACTCTTTGCCAATATCCTGCCTTTGTCCGTAATATCATGCGTACGGCTTTTTTCCCAGTTGAAACTTCCATTCCGATAGGTTATAGAAGGATACGTCCAGATGAAGCATACTCTGCTACAGCTTTTAACAACGGTGGAAACGTACCTAATAAACTCAGTTGGTTGGTAGGAAATCCCGATGGTAACCTTGGATCAAATAGGATAGAAGCGGCTGAATATTTCGGACTTGATCCTGTGTATATCCATAATAGCAAAGGCATATACAGGTACTTCCCATTCAACCCTTCGACAATACCTACTGAAACATTTGATTGCAGGGTATGGCGTTCTGAGAATAAGATAGACGGTGAACTTATAGAATCCTGGAGTATATACAAAGCAGGTGCGTTTAAGGATGTAGAATCTGCTTATGGTCCTTTGAACAACCTTGTGGTTTTCCAAGACAAACTTTACTTTATCCAAGACAAAGGATTCGGTACGCTGCAGGTTGACGAGCAAAAACTCATTACCGATGCGCAAGGCGAATCGGATCTTGTCCTTGGATCAACAGGATTGCTTGAGCGTTATGATTACATATCGACCAAGACTGGTACGAAGCATCAGTTCAGTATGAGTGTATCGGATTATACTATGATATGGTTTGATACTCTTGCACGTAAACTCATGCGGTATAAACCCGGTGAACTACAACCTGTTTCTGACATCAGAGGTTACCATGCGTTTCTTTACCAAGAAACAGACGGTATCATACAAACTGATGACAATCCTTATATATTCCAAGGAGTACATAGTACCTATGATTACAGGTTCAATGAATTCTACATGACGTTTGTACAACCTTCAAACGTATTAAGGGACGGACGTACAATGCCTCCTAATCCTTTTACATTAGTATTCAATGAATTGTTTGATGGGTTTGTAGGAAGATATACACACCATCCTACTGTTTACATAAACGACAAGTCAAACATATTTTCCATACCGGCTAATCTTGATACTCCATTATCTCCTAGTTCGATGTATGTGCATCATTACGGTGATTACTCTGTGTTTTATGATGAAGCCCCTGCACAATCAACAATAAGTTTTGTAATAAACGAATCTCCTACAATTGAAAAGGTGCTTAACAACCTTGAGGTTTCAGTTGAAGTATTCGATGTAACCAAGCAGTTGTTTGCACAACCCATGATGTACAAGTTCTTTGACAGGATGCGTGTCTATGACAATTACCAAAACAGTGATTTCATCCAACTGGTTCCCGGACTTGCAAGGAAACACAAGACAATATGGAACATCAAGGTTCCATCCGACAGGGTGCTTGATGTTACACAGCCTATATTCGATGCGTCAAATCTAAGTGTCGTGCGTCCTTCTATAACAAGAAGGTTCAAGGACAAATGGTTCATGGTTGATTTGATATACAACAATGAAGACAATTATAAGATTGTGGCCCATAATGCCAAAGCCATATTCACTGTAAACTCAAGATAAGATGACCTGGTTAAACAAGTTTGACGACGGCGGTAAGTTCGACTTTAAAAAATGGGCCCAAAAAACAGGGCAGTTTGAAGGTTGGGAAGAAACTGTATACAAGGATACCAAGGGTATCCTCACCATAGGATATGGATTCAATCTTGAGGATCCTGCGATGCGTGCAAAACTCAAAGCAAAAGGACTTGATGTTCAAGGAATGTTGACTGGAAAAGTAAAGATAAACAAAGAGCAAGCCGCCCCCATTCTTGAAGAGATCTACAAGGAATCCTATAATGCTGCAAAATCAAGATTCTCAAACTTTGATTCTTTTCCTGATGAAGTCAAACATACAGTCACTGACATGATTTACAACATGGGTGAGACTAGGTTTGATCAATTCAAGAAAATGAAAAGCGCCTTGCTTGCTAATAATTTTACTGAAGCTGCAAAGCAAATAGGGGATTCAGCCTATGCAAGTCAAGTAGGCAACAGGGCCAAAACCCACATAAACCAATTAAACCAAATTGGCAGTTTGACAAGTGCTTCAAATGTGCAGCCTTTTTTCCGTGAGGATATGGCAACCATGCCCATGCGTGAAGCCACTTCGGTTTCTCCGTCATATGAGGAACCTGTTCAATTCAGTCCTGTAGCTTCAGATACCACTCCTGCAGCTCCAGTTGAAGCCAATATTGATCCAACAGATACTTACGTCTGGACTCCAGGCGGCAAGGTTTCTGTAAAAGACTTTGTAGATCAATACGGTGAAAAGGTTTTTGAATCAACTTTTAAAACTCCCGTACCGCAATACAAAGATGGAGGACTGACTCTTCCATATTGGAAAGACCTTGACAAACAATACTATATAAACAGCGATCGTACTCCACGTGAATATGATAATGGAGGTTATGGATTGGGAAGTCATGTGGTACATGGTGGTCCTACCTGGCCTGAGTATGCCATGGGACTTGACAGTGGTGCCACTTTACACCAGACTTTGGATGCATTAAGGGGCAATCCACAACCTAAGATTCTAGACACATCCGCCCAAGGCAATATGCCAAAGAAGGCTGTATATCCATCTTACTATGATCAAGGGGTAAAGAAGTACTCTTTGCCTGAAGAAGGAAGAAGTCTTTATGGAAAAGGTGGAATGATCAAACGTGCGGATGGTTCATATTCTAAACGTGGGTTATGGGACAACATTCGTGATGCAAAGTCAGGTAAAGAACCTACTGACGAAATGCTTAAACAGGAAAGAAAAATACGTGCCGCTGAAAAGAAAGCAGACGGAGGTCCTATAGGTCCAGAGGAAGAGCAAAAGCCTGGCGTAGCAAGGGTCATGGGTGCTGATGAGGAAGGAACTCCGATATTACGTCCTACCACAGGATACTATCTTCCTGAGGTGGAAATATCCGCGGACGCGCCTGATACCTATAACAACTATATCAGGAACAAGTATAAGGACGCAGGTCTTGGCGCAACCATGTTTGGTTTACCAATAGACTATGCCTTTGGGTTTCCCCAGGCGGCAATGACCAAGGCGTTTACAGGCAAGTACCAGCTTCCTTCAGAAGCCATGGGTATCGAGAATCCTGTAGCAGCATTCTTGATAAATGGAGTACTTGATCCTAGTAATCTTGCAGGCGTTGGTTTACTGACCAAGGAAAAAGCGTTGGCCGCTCTTGCCTCTAGTAAGGAATTAGGACTTCTTTCTAATACATGGAGATTAAATCCTATGGCATATCAATACAATCTTCCTAGAAATACAATGTGGAGAGGGCTTGGTCAAGAAGGTATGGAAGATGCTGTTAGTTCTGGTCTATTTAGAGCTAAACAAAATGTTGTTCCTGAATATTATCCAGGAACACGTCTTAAAATGAACAAATCTTTTGGAACAAATCCTTATTTTACACCTAAGTTTAAAACTGTTTCTACATATGGTGATAACTTTTTAGCTGAAGTCCCAAGATCGGCAGCAAATTGGACAAATAGATATGGTAAACGTCATACTTGGAGTCAATTTGCTGATAGACCTATACCTATAGAAGAGGGTAGAATATTACAGAAAGATTGGTTAAGAGGATACAAGGAAGTTCCTAAAAAAGAAGATGGTGGTCATGTAACTGATGAATACAAAAAGGTACGTAGCACCGTGCCACGTGTGGCATACACAGCTCCATCAAACATGGGCAGTGGTCCATGGACACAACGCGGAGTAACTTTTAAAAACGGTGGTCCTACAGATCCAGAACCTCCTGTAGAAAGTGGACTGGCTACACAAGCCATACGCGCAGCGCTTTATCCTTTCCTTCCTACAAATGCAAGACAACTTACAGCATCAATGATTACAAAAGATTCCAATTTTGGATTACAAGATGCTGGAGAAGGTGAAAGAATTGCTTTGTACAATACTTTGGAAAAAGCAAGAAAAAGGACAGGCCAAAACAAAGGCGGAACAGAATATGTGGATTATGGCATGGATTACAATACGGACTTGGAGCATTTGCAAGCCGCTCCATTGAACATATTGACAGGAAGTGCTTTAAGTTCTGACTTCAATGCCGCCACTACTTTTGGAAGGGTGGCGTATGAGTATGATCCTAAGACACAGACTTACAAGGTTTATGATAGTTATGATTTTGCCAAAACACCTGATATTCAAACAGCATATTCCGGATTTAGAAATGCTGTAGGTGATGCCGCTGAAGCCAGAGGAATAAGTCCTAAAGGAAAACAATCAAACTACATAGGCAGCATGAGTAAAAAAGAATATCAAAGTAAGGCTCCAAATCCTGGAATACTTGATTTCTCATACAGTGATATAAAGAAAACCTTGGCTCCCGTTAACAGTGCGATCAATACAGGTTATGATTACTTCAATAAAGCAAGAAATTTTTTAGGATTTGAAGATGGCTCATATGTTGGAGTGACTCCAATGATGAATACAAATGTTCCGGCACCAAGGTACAACAAGACTCCAAATAAAGCCGTCATGCCTGTGGTTTATGCCAATGAACCCAATACTCCTGATTGGAGCAAAGGGGCAAAGTTTGAAGACGGTGGTTGGTTAGATAACATTTAAAACAAAATATAATGTCAAAAGCAAAAGAAATGTTGAAAATAGCAGGCTTTGAGGACACTCCTGAAGGTCGTGCTGCTTTTTATAAGAAGTTTCCTACGCAAAATCATTGGGAAAAAAGATATGGTAATGGTGGAAATGTTATGTCATACGAAGCAGGCGGACCTACTACACCAATGGTAGGCCCTGACATGTATGCACAAGGTGGATACACTTATCCACAACCTACTGGTGATGTCTTTGACATGATGGGGTTACCCCAGATCAATGCTTACATGCACGGTGGTGATGTGGAAGCATATGAAAGAGGTGATTCAATCATAGGTGGTGGTGCAGGAGGATTGAATTTCTTTCCTGACAGGAAATCTTTTATCGGAGGAATATACGAGAATTACGGACTTGATCCGAAAAGATTGGAAAGGTTTGCCCGTAATAGCGCATTATATCCTACAGAATTGACTACTGCAGGATTTGACAGGACAGGAATAACAGGAGGCATGGCCCTTAACAGGACAAAGAAGCCTCTTTATGATGTAGCAGATGCGTATCTTACAGGCTCTGCAGGAAAAGTAAACACTATGACTCGTTTACCTAAAGACGGTTCAATGCCTGGTATGAAATCCGAATGGCGAGAAGCTTCACAACCTTTTGCTTCAATAGGTGTTAATGCTGAAATGCGTAACTACCTTTCAGCGTTTGGGCCATCAGGACGTATAGATGATAGGAATAGGCGTGGATTCACAACAGCAGGTGGTAATGCAGGAGTAGGACTTCAATATGAGAATAACAGTATTTCCCCTTATTTAAATATCAATCCAAGGATAGGATATAATTTTGGAAAGAGGCTTCTTACAGGAAAGAAGAGTTTGAATGATCAACCTTTTACGGCTTATGCAGGTATGAATGCTACGGTAAATGACCTTCCGGCAATTGCTGGGAAAGATGTGCCTTGGTATGATAGCATGCTTACAGGAGCTAGCAAAGCTGAATGGACTGCTGGTCTTGAAGGCAGGATAGGTTCACGTAATGGTACTTGGAATGTCACAGGTAGTTTATCCTCACCAATGGCCTCTCCTGAACAAAATTACGGGTCGTATGAAAAAGCAGGTACTTTCCAACAACAGACTGGTAAAGGTCCTAGGTTTAATGTGGGAATAAAAAGAAAATTTGCCGAAGGTGGTGATATACAAGATGTGATTGCAACTGCAAACCGTTATGACAATTGGCTTAACCCACCTATAAACAAATATGGATTAGGCGATTACATAGGACCTGTAGGTGATATCCTTACTGGAACTGCTGATACAGCTTTATCAGCATTAGGAGGACAGGACATCATAGGTGATAAACAATATAGTGATACAGGGTTTGGTACCACTATGAAAGACGCCAGTCATTATGCTGGAAGTGTTGCTGAATCACTTGTGCCTACTGTGATCAGCTATGTGCCAGGTATAGGACAAGTTGTATCTCCTGCTCTTAATGCTTTTCAAACTGCTGTTGGAGGTATTACTCCAACAGATTCACAAAGGTTAATGTCTAAGAGCGGCCAAATGGCTGCTAAAATAGGTATGGGACTTGATCTTGCAGGAGCCGTGACAAGTCTTGGAACAGGTGCTGCAAAAGCAGGAGCCACTGCAGCCAAGATGGGCAAGGCTGCTAAGGTAGCCAGTCTAATAAATAGGGGTTCTAAAACTGTACAGACAGCAAAGGATATTTATGATACAGCATCTAATCCAAATGCTGACTTTGCTGATTGGATGGGTGCTGCAAGTGGAGGATTGGGCATTGCAGGAAACTTTGGAGGAGCTGATACAGCGGATACTCTTAAAGCAATGAGTAAATTCGGTAACCTTGGAGCGCAAGGAATTAAAACAGGTCAAGCGCTTTCATCAGGAAAGCTGGATGCCGGGCAATCCATGTCAGCCCTTACAGGACTGGCTGGAACTGCAGCAAATACTTTTGGATCTGTGGCTAGCGACAATTCTAAAAAAATATACGATGCAGTAGGTGGAGGATTGAACACAGCTGCTTTGATGGCTAATATCTACAATGCTAATAAAGAATATTTACGTGATGGTGGATATTATTCAGGAAATATGCGTAAATTTGCAAATGGCGGACCTACTGAAATTAACGTAGAAGGTAATGAACTCATGATAGATCCTTCTAATCCAGGAGGTGGCGGAGTTCCAAGCATAGCAGCCAACTACCAAAACATCCCTCCACATCCTGAAGACGGTTCACTTGACATGGGTGGAAATGTAATGGCGCGACAAGGTAATTTTATAATACCTAAATGGGCTAAGACCAAATATGAAAGAGCTGCTAAAACCAATGACAAGTTGTATGCTGATGCCTTAATGAATAACATCTCAAGGAAAAAGCAGCAAAAGGAAATGGAGGAGGCTACTCAACAGATGTATGCGGAACAAGAAATGACAAACGGTACTCCAAGTCCTTTTGAACAGTTTGTAGCACAATACGGAGGATTTGTACCTGCGTATGGAATGGGTGGTGATATTGAAATGTATGGTGATGGAAGTGAGGTGGATAAAGCTCGTGCAGAACTAGAAGACCTCAAAAAAAATCGTGCAGAAATGCGCCGCTATGTAAAAGAAACTTGGAGAGCTTCAGGTCTAGACAATTGGCGTTCAAAATTTAGAGAACAATGGAAAGATAAAGACGACAGTGATGACATAGAATTTAGAACTCGTTATAAAAAAGATATTAAAAGCGCTAAACAAACCCTAAGAGAAGCCCAAGAAAAGGCCAACACACCTAATCCTAGTGCTCCAGGTGCAGGAATGTTTGAGCAATCGACTTTTGAAAAAGCTCTTCCATATGCAGGACCTTTAATAGGACTTGGTTACAGTTTATTTCAAAAACCTTTTAAACTTAATGCAGAGGATTATATAGTCACTGACAGGGTAAATCCATACGAAGATACGTATGTACCTGATTATGACTTATATAACACAGCCAAGTATTCAATGAGGCAGGCTGCAGGTTCAAGCGGTGCTTATCTTGCCGCAATGCAGGGACTTTACAACAGGTTTGCAAAAGGTACTGCTGAAGAAAAGCGTAAAGTCAAAGAAGCTAATCAAGCCCGTAAGATGGCAGCTGATGTTGAGAACCTGAAGATCCAACAAGAAAATGCAAAGACAAGAATGACTCTTGCTGATTACAATGAGAAACAACGTTCTGAACGAACCAATGCTATTCTCCAAAGTTTGATAGGTGAAACTGGACTTACAGCAATGGCTATGAAAGCTCGAGAAAACGCATTGATGGAAAATGCTTTAAAAGCCCGTTACCCTGTGTTCTTTGGATTTGAGAAATGGAATGAAGAATGTCCTAATGGAAAAGATGCTAATGGTAATTGTAAGTAATCAATTGAGTTTCAATAACCTAATAAAAATATAGTTATGCCGTTTTCAATATACGATAAGATACCTAAGTCTCCATTACCTAGTTCTCCCTTTGATTTCATAGCAAAGCTTGCTGAAGGACAAAAGCAGGATCTTGATAAACTTGATGCTCGTATTGCTGAAACTCAAGGATTATTTGCAAAACTTACTCCTGCTGAAGGACATGAACCTTGGGCTCAAAAAGTATCTGATAGATACAATAAAGACTTAAATGATTTAATGGATAAATATGGAGGCAATCCACTTTCAAGGGAATTTAGCAGAGCTCTTACAGGATTAGCAACAACTTTTGCAAAAGACAGGGAGGTAAGGGATATCATAGACTCACGTGAGTTTTATGAAAAAAACTCAGGTACCATACAACAAGCAATCTATAATGGAGCTATTGTAAATGCGCCTGGTATTATGGATCAAGAGCATAATTACGTACCAGGAAACAGGACGCGTTATAGTTGGGATGCTTTTAAGGTTACTCCTTTTGGTGATGCAGGGGCTTCAATAAGAACCATATTCAACATCTTAAGAGACAATAAAATGAAGGATGAAAACATCAAACCTATTGGTGTTAATCCTGATGGTACTAATATATATGAAAGCACTGTTACAGAACGTATTTGGAACAATGAAGATACTAGAAAAGAGACAGCTTTGTCAATTCTTAATACCGTCTTTGATCCTACTCGTCCTGATGCTGGATTCAATTATTTAAGGGCAAACGCTGAACAATTGTTTCTTGGAGATGTAGAGGCTCAAAAAGCTTATGTGGGTGAGTATATTAAAAACCAAGGAATTCCTTGGAATGTTAACTGGATTTCTGAAACCAAGACTTTACAGAATGTAAAATCAGGAAAAGGAAGTGGTGATGGAAGTGATGATGTTGCTAAAAAAGTCGCTGTAAATACTACGGTAGCTTTAGACTATATGACTGATCAACAAGGAAATAGGATTACTACTGCTGATATGTTGCATAATGAAGCTACTGCATACGAATCTACAATAAATTCAATACTGACTCCTGAAACATTTAATACTATTTCAGATGATTTATTAGGACCTGTTGATGCTTCTGGTAAAAGAACAATAGCTCCAAATGCTGTTGTTATGGATGAAACTACCGGCTATAGATTGATAAATACCGCGCTTATACAAGATAAAATAGCAAAGCAACGTGCTGAAGATTATAATATGGAGTTAATGCACGCTCAAAATAAACAATTGGCTGCTAAACAAACAGAAATTTATTTCTTAGAGCAAGCTGGATTTAAAGCTATCTATGATAACAATGGTAATATTGATATTACAAGTCAAGTTCCTGTTTCTACATTAGGCAAAGCAGAAGCAATTGCATTTGATAAGGCTAGTCGAATCAGTATTAATACTGAAGCAGGTCCTCAAGAAATGAATTTTATTCCTGGAATAGGAGAAGTAAATGCAACAGAGTGGAATAAAAAATTCAACGCTCCTAATCTTAGGATGACTAGAGAAGGACTATTAGAATATTTACGAGGTGTTCAAAAAAGCACTAGTGGTCAGACAATAAAATTAACAGATGATGCTATAAATAAATTTATGGCTGACTTTGATAAAGAGCGTACTATTGCTTTGGCATCCTTGGATAAGAATTACAAAAGGTTTAATGATAGTTTGACTAACTATCTTAATAGTACAATTTATACAAATGGATACAACTATAGTATTACTAAAGATACGGATAAAAGGCGTATAAAGGATTTGTTACCTCTTGCTTTGGAACAACGTGACATAGAAAGAGCCAACTTTGGTTCCAAAGGTGGAGATTATGAACAAATTGTATCTGAACAGGATAAAGAAGATATCATTAAAGACGTACTTGAAAAAACAAAAGATGAAAACTATGATTACAGTAATTTAAGTGTCAGGTTTGATGAATCTAAAGGAAAATTTGTAGTGGATATTGCGACAGACGATAAAGGAGTTCTTGAAATAGGATCGTTTGATCAAAGTGCTTTAGCCGCTATAGTACAAGAACAAGATCCTAATTTAAGTACTGTATACTTAAATAAAAAATCAAGTCTTATTGCGCAACTTGAAAGTAGTAATGGCCGTTTTGCCGCTCTAAATGTTCCTATACAAGATGCTACTGGTAAAGTAATAGAGAATAACAGGGTTGTAGTCAAAAGTGCTTTTGAAAATCATGGTACAAGTATAACTCAAGGTGATTATTTATTTACTTTACCTGAAGCTCCTGGTAGTGTACTTATAGCTAAGAATCAATGGGCTCTTATCAATATGACGGATGCTTATACAAGTTTAAAGCAAAGTGGTAAAACCGGAACTGATTTATCTGATGGTATTGTAAAATACATGGAAGCTTATGGAATAACATCTGTTTCTGACAGAGCCTATAATGTAGGTGGTAAGTATTTTCCAAGTCAAAGTACCAGGGTAAGTCCTGGTCCTGTGGGAAAGTAACAGGTTCTGGCTCTTCGTCTGGGATACCAGGACCTAACAATACTCCACGCAATAACACAAGTGGAGGCACAGGCAATACGACACGCAAAAAAGGACAGACTCTTGCGGATTACAATATGAACCCAGGTAACCTCAGGTTTGCAAATCAAACAGGAGCTGTCAATGAAAATGGTTGGGCTAAGTTTAGCAATCCTCAAGATGGTATAAAAGCCCTTGAAAGTCAGATCATGCGTGATGCCAAAAGAGGTGACAATATTCGTACCTTTATAGAAGACTATGCACCTAATAATGAAAATGATACCGAGGCTTATATAAAACACATGGCCAGTACCCTTGGAGTATCTGAAGACACTTCATTGACGGATATCATTTCTTCACAAGGTATAACGGCTATTGCCAAAGCAATTGCCATGAAAGAAGATGGAAATTATTACAATACGATAAAAGACTTATTTTAAAAATGAGACCGAACCTTTTAAAAATCAATCCTAAGACACAACAAACCTATACTCCTGCTGAACTTGCTGAACTGGATCTGCAGAAAAGAGATGCTGAAATATCAGGCGCTCCTTTTGGAGGTCTTGAATCTGTTAAGACTGGAAGTATCCGTGAAATTGTACCTGATGCTACAAATGATTTCTTTGAGTATTCAAGGTCAGGATTTGTAATAGGTAATGACAATGAGGAGACTCGTGCCCAGTTGCAACCTTGGTATGAGCAATTAGGTAATGCCACTGTCAAAATGGGGGGCTTGGCAGGAACAACTTTTCTTGATGGTACTGTAGGTTTATTAGCTGGTCTTGCCAACATAGGTATGGCAAGTAGTGAACAAGGTGTTGTTAATGCTTTTGTTGATAATCCTTTTAGTAGTTGGATGGTTGATTTGCAAGAACAAATGGAGCGTGCTCTTCCCAACTATCGTACAAAAGAAGAACAGCAAAATGCGTTTTATGAAAACATGTTGTCAGGGACAGGTGCCGCCAATTTCTGGGGTGATACGGTATTGAAGAATGCCGGATTTGCAATTGGAGCCCTTGGAGCAGGTGTGGTTACTGGAGGTGCAGGCGCTGAATTATTAGGACTTAACCGTTTAATGAAAACCTCTCAGCTTCTTGAGGGTCTTACTCTTGCAGCAAAAGAAGGTAAGGTACTATCCCAAGCTGAAGTAGCTGCTGCAAAAACACTTACTGCGGAAGGATTAGCCTCAAGTCGTGCGGCGGATGCCATAGCTGAACTTGAGAAAGTGACAAAAGCCATAAAAGCAAAAACCGCTCAAAACCAATTGATATCCTCTTTTGTAGGATCAGTAGGTGAAGCAAGGATAGAAGCCTTAAGCAATTCAAGGGAATTCCAAAAAACCCGTATCCAAGAATATGACAAGGCTTTGGAAGACGGATTGATAACACAAGAAGAGTATCAAGACAAGATGAATAATCTTGACAATGATGTTTTGAATTATCAGAACTCTTTGTTTGGCGCAAACCTTGCGCTGTTGAGTATTTCAAATTACTCACAGTTCAAGAATGTATTTTCAAAAGGATTCACTCCAAACAAAATAGCTACAAACGCAGTCAAGGAAGTGGAGAAGGATGGTCTTCAATTGTATGAATTGGCTGCCCGTACCAGACTTCAAAAAGGAATGGATTATGCCAAACTCCTGAAGAATCCTTTGGTTGAAATGACGGAAGAACAAGGACAGTATGCTTTGCAGAAAGCGGCTGATACTTACTATTCCATGAAGACTGACAATGACGCCAACTCGATAATGAAGAACATGATCTTTTCTTTCGGTCAAGGATTGAAAGAGGCTTATGGTACAGCTGATGGTTGGGAGAATGCCTTTGTCGGAATGATAATAGGTGGTCTGGGCGTGCCTACCATAAAACGTAAGGAATCAGGGAAGTATGGCCTGGGTCTTGCTGGCGGAGTAATGGAGGATTACAGGGAACAGAAACTTGAAAGGGACAGGCTTGAGATGGGGGTCAATACAGCCAATAGCCTTATCAAGGATTCAATGACACAGAAGCTTTATGATTCAAGTGTCGTAAATGTCGCCCTTGAAAAGAAGTTCAACCAAGCTGTACAGGAGAATGACCGTATGAACGGCAATCTCATATCAGCCATGCAGCTTGCAAACATGGTTGATGCCTTTACCCAGATAGGAAGATATGATGACCTGGTAAAACGTCTGCAGGATGAGAACAACCTCAGTGCTGCGGAATTGAGGCAAAAGTACAGGACAAAGGCACAAAGTCCTATTACCGGCAAAGAACAGGATGTTGATTTCTTCAACAACATGACTGATGACCAGGTAAAGAATTACATCAAGGACAAGTCTGAGACTGCAATAGCCCGTGCTGAAAAGATAAAGAAGATCCGTGAGAACATAGATGTCAGGTTTTCAAATCACTCTGAAGACGCTAGAAAAGACCTTCTTTTAAAGTCCGCTGGAATTGTAGACATGGACGAAAGGATCACCAAGCTTCTTGATGAACTGAAAGTCGATACTGCGAATAACTTCCATAGGGGACTTGAGAACCTGAAAAAGAACCTTACTCCTCAGGAGTTCAGTTCAATGCTTACAAACATCGCCGTATCTGACTTTTCAGATTTTGCGACTCCTGTTGATCTTGAGCAGTTCCTTAAAAAGCAGAACGGTCTTGCAAATTACGAACGCCTTGTAAAGGAATACATAGATTACCAGACTGATGTAGAGAAAAAAATAAACTTTGCCGAGAAAGCCCGTGACCTTTACGGCTTGATTGCAAAGAGGCAAATGTTCAATGACACTTATTTCAAGATGTCTGATCCGGAATATGCCGCCAATCAGGATGCCGCGAATGAGTCATTCAGAAATGAAGCTCAGATTGCACAGCGTGCATCTGATGAAAGACGTTACCGTCTTTACAAGGAGAATACAAGTGACGATCCTGAGTTTGGATTTGACAGTACTGAGTTCGAGGTTATCACTGGACGTAATGAGATGAACACTGTGAAAGGTGTGAAGACCAAGGAAGATGGTACCAAGGAGGAAGTGGGTCCCATTCAATTTGTGCGTAAGGATGATGAGGTACGTGAATCCAAGACAGGAGACAAGTATCAGACTTACTACTACCTTGATGAGAATGGCAAGGAAAAGAAGATTGACATTCCCAATCCTATAGAGGATTCAAGACAGGAGGACGCCGTGACAAGGTTGAAGTATGCCAAAGGGGATGCCAATAACCTTGTTGATGAGAATGGAAACAAGTACAGTCTTGACGATCTTGTGCAGGATCCTACCTTCATGAAGTCAAAGGCTGTTTCAATAGGAGAACAAAGGCAACAGATAATAGATGGCGTAAGACAAGAGACTCTCAAGCAGTTGTTTGACAACAACGCCAAGCTTATACAAAACATAAGCACACAGATAAAAAGCACGCAAGAGGCTATTGACCAGGCAAAAGCATTGCTAGCCCGTGCACGCGCCAACAAATCAGGTAAGACACGAGTAAAGATAAACGGAAAGATAACCGTCTATACGATCTTCGGACTTGAAGCTGACCTTGCAAACCTTGAAAAGGGTCTTGAAGATCTTTACAAGCAACGCAAGGATACAAGTGACAACAGCCGTGAGATCCTTTTCAAGATGCGTCAAGCCGAAGCGAAAGGATTCACAAGAGGACAGTTTGCAGAAGACATTGCAGCGATTGAAAAGCAGAACGCCGATGTGCAGAAGTCCTTGGATCTTGCCACTGAAAAAGCGAAGAAACTAAGAAGACTTATCCAAAGACTCAAGAACCTTGTAGGAGTGGTCTATCCGAAGTTCAAGGCGATGTACCGCAAAATGAATGGGGTGGATCCTTCACAAGAGGATTATGAGTTTGTAAAGAACAACCTCAAGACCTTCGGAATACTTTGGTGGTCCAAGAACATGAATGAGGAGTTGTCAAAACTCAAAGCGGAAGAGGCAGCCAGGTATGAGAACATAACTGCAAGGGAAGAGGAACTTGCCGGAATTGAGCAGGAGATAGCCGAGCTTCAGGATATGCTGAAGATGTCAAATCAAATGATCGCAGAGATCAAGAAGGACCAACAGTTCTTTGAAGAAGGTTTGGCAAAGGTGCTTGCCGCCCGTAGGGCTTCACAGACTCCTGCTGCAAAGAATGCAGAAGCCGCAAGTAAGAAAGCCACTAACCCCAAATCAAAAGGTATTGATGAAGAGGTTACGGCTGAAGAGGAGGTCAAGCGTCAGAAGTTCTCATTGAAGGGGTTGATGAAATCCATCATGAACATCTTCAGTACCACTGGTAGGCATATCAATGCTGACAATACTCTTACAAAAGTAACCAGTCAA